TAAAAAAAAAAAAAAAAATGATAACTTTTTTTCCCTGTTCTATAATGTTTTCGGCAAGTTCGATTGTGTGAGATGTTTTTTCTTCAGCAAGAACTTGTCTAACTTGTGTTAATTTTGTGAACTGAAGAGAGAGGTTTTTACTTTCATCAGGGTTTTTTTCATACCAATTGAAATAATCTCCCATCAATTCTTCGTAAACTTTTGATTTTAATCTTAAGTAAACTGGTGTAATAATTTTATCTGGTAAATCCAAAACGTCTTCTTTCAATCGCCTTAGTACCGTCGCTGAGGTTCTATCTCTTAATTCTTCTAAATGGGAGGCTCCCATAACATTCCACACTTTCCGAGGTCCTACTTTGAATTGATATCCCGAACAGTACCGAACTACGTATGCCATCCAATTCTTCGCTACAGGTGAATCAACCAAAGATAAAAGATTGAAATAATTAATTGGTCTTGAGGTCATTGGTGTTCCTGTAAGTAACCACAACCTTTCAACGTTTTTAACTAAATCATTGATTAATTTTGTTCTTTGGGCTTGAACATTTTGAATGTAGTGAGCTTCATCTATGATTACCAAATCAATATTTGAATTGAAAATTTTTGAATTTGTTTTGTCTTTAGGGTCGTGAAAGTTTTTGATGATGTCATAATTCATAATCAATATTTCTGCATCTTCAGAAAAATTTTTACCATCACAAACAAAAGTTTTTTTGTTTGAATACAACCAAAATTCTCTCTCCCAGTTTATTTTCAAAGATGCTGGGCAAATAATTAAAATTTTCTTTGCTCCGGCTTCAAGCGCTGCGATAATGGTTGATGTTGTTTTACCCAATCCCATATCATCAGCTAAAATAAATTTTTTATTTTTTAACAGAGACTCTACCGCAATTTTTTGATGTTCTAAAGGAGGTCTATGTATGTATTTAGAATAGTCTATTTTTTCGATTTCAACTTTATTGTCTTTAATAATTGCGACTTTAGGTATCCATATGTCGTGTATTTCCTGATAATCACCAAATTTACCCCATATGTGATATGCCTTGTCAGTTTCAGATAAAAGTTTTTCAATCCAAATTTTTTCAGGAATTGTCATTAAGAATTTTTCATCAGCTAATTTCTGAGCAAAGTAAGAATCCAAAAGAACCCATTTACGAGCAACCTTAGGTACAACATCTTTATTTGTAAAAATGTAATCACACTGGCTCCTTGTTGGAAAAAATTTTGGGTTTTTTTCTAGTTTAGATTTTAGATTCAGGATGTAATTGTTTGCCCCCTGATATTCCTCCAAAATTTTTATAGCTTTGCTTTCTATAGTCATAATCACTGACACTCAGATATACTTTACGTAATAATAATCAGAATATTGGTATTTATCAATATGACCGATAAACTAGTCCCCATTACAAGACTTGGTAAATTTTTTGGTGGTGAAGATTATGCCTTAGATATTTCTATGGGTCAGGAGTGGCTCGAGGGAGATATGAATTTTACTGTTATACTTTATCGTATTGATAGATACAAAACAAGAAATGATGATGTATATGGTGAGGCTTTAGAAGGTGGAATTAATTTCTTGGCCCCTGTTGAAATTAAAGGTTTAGTACAAATTTTAGCCCCAACCGCAGGTTATTTGGGTGGAAGTAGAATAGAACAAAATGAACCAGGTAATATGAAGTTCTCTGTTTATCAATCTTATTTGAATGAACTTGGTGTGGATATTATGATGGGTGATTACATAGGATATTATGAGACGGAAAGTAAAGTTAGATATTATTCTGTTGCAGATGATGGAAGGGTGGTTTCGGATAATAAACACACCTATGGTGGATATAAACCTTTTTACAGGACCATTATTGCTACTCCTGTAAACATAAATGAATTTGATGGTAACTAATGGCATTCCCAAAACAAGTAAAACCAAGTATTGATTTAGTTCCACCAAAAATTCTTTCTGCAAGAAGAGAGGAATTATTGGAATACATCAACAAAGATGGGACTTATTTACCGAAGTCAGTATTGCACGCTGACTTAGACCAAGGTATGCTCGATTTTGTTAAGACAGAATTGGAAACAATAGTTTCGGGACAAAAAGTTCCTGTGGTTGACAAAATAATAACAACTCAGAACTGGTCACAGTTTACAGAAACTTGGAACTTCAAAGACCCTGACTTTAACGTGTTACCACCGTTTGTGACGGTTGTTAGGATACCTGAGGTAAAATATGGAACTAATCCTTCGACACAATATACAATTCCTGTAAGGAAACAATTTTATTATGCAACGGTCCCGACTTGGAATGGAAATATGAAAGGTTATGATGTTTATACTATTCCACAACCTGTACCTGTTGATATAAATTATCAGATAAAAATTATCTGTAATCGTATGAGGGAACTTAATACATTCAATAAAAATGTGTTACAAACTTTTGCTTCAAGACAAGCTTATACTTTTATCAAAGGGCAGTACGTACCAATTATCAATACGAATATCACCGACCAATCGGTTTTGGATTTGGAAAAAAGAAAATTCTACGTTCAAAGTTATGACTTTACTATGTTAGGTTATCTAATAGACGAGGAAGAATTCAAAGTTAAACCAGCCGTTAGTAGGGTTTTACAATTATATGAAGTAGACACCCAATTAGCTTCTAACAAATACAGAAAACCAACACCCCCAAATCCTGACCAATTTCCTTTTAATTTTTTATACACTTCAGGAAACACGTCCTTGAGTGATGTCATTGACTATAGAGTAGATTTGAATTTGGATTCAACACTTAATGTTGACACATTTGATGTTTATATCAATGGGAGTTTTTACGGTTCTGATTTGAATAAAATACAACTCAATACCTCAGATACAATTTTAATTGAAGTAACCAAAGATATTGTTGGTGAAGTCGCACAAGTAGATTTTACTGCAAAGTTAGTTTAATCTTCACCGTAGACATCTTTAATTTCTTTGCATTTTTCAAAAATAAGTTTTTCTAAAAACTTATGAATTTTAAGTCCGTGTTTATTACAGTGTTTTTTTAGTAATAAATGAGACTCTGTTGAAATCTTTATGTTCTTGATATTATTAAGGGGTTTTTCCATAAGGTAGAAAAAAGGCAGAAAAAAAGGCGCCTGTTTACAAATACATATTTAAAAGTCAAGTTTTTTGTATTTTATTCTAATATTTATCAAGAAATAAATAACATCAAGAAAATAATAACGAATGGCAACACAAGTTAATTCAAAGGTTTTTGTATCACCTGGAGTTTATACATCCGAAACAGATTTATCATTTGTAGCACAGAGCGTGGGTGTAACCACTTTGGGTGTTGTAGGTGAGACTTTAAAAGGTCCAGCTTTCGAACCAATTTTTATCACAAATTACGATGAGTTCCAAAGTTTCTTTGGGGGGACTGAACCTGTAAAATTTATAGGTACACAAATCCCAAAGTACGAAGCTGCTTACATCGCTAAATCTTATTTACAACAATCTAACCAACTTTTTGTAACAAGAGTTCTTGGTTTATCGGGTTATGACGCGGGTCCTTCTTGGTCTATCAGAGTTGTTGCCAATGTGGACGGCACCACTGTTGGTTTGAATGTTGGTGTGACTAATTGGTCGGCAACATTCACAGGTTCTTCAGTAGGTACTTCAATTTCGTTTACAAGTGCATTACCTGCTTTGGTAAATAATGATTTGAACATTCAATACACATTGAATGATGGTTCAACATCAACTTATTCTTCAGATTTCTTAACATTTATACAATCAATATCAGGTAACACATCACTTTCTGCTAGTACTGTAAACGTTTATGGTAGTGTATCCTCATCGGGTTACGCAAACTTAGACGGAACTTACACAACATTAAGTAATGTATTCGGTTGTGATAATTTAAATATTGATGATGCTGAGTTGACCGATGGTAATAATGACCCTTGGTATTACGCAACTTTCAACAACTATACAAACAATGATTACTCAGGATATTCTTGGAACTATGCAGTGACTAACTATATTACAGGTGCTTCGGGTACTTTTACAGGTACAGTTTCAGGAAGTGTTTACACACTCAGTGGAACCGCTTTTACTGACTATAATAATTTAGTAGTTGGAACTCTACGTTCGAGAGGTATTTCCCTTTACGATTCAAATGACCACGGTATGAACTATCAAGTTACTGGATTGACTGATGTTGTTATGAACTGTTCGGGAGCGTACTCAGGTGTTACTCAATCACCATTCGCACCATTCCAAATTAGTGGTGTAACTTATCAAGGCTCTGGTTTTACATTTGATTGCTCATTCCAATCTAACGACACTAACTACATTACAAAAGTATTAGGTCTTACAAATTTTGGTAAATCTAGATTTACAACACCTTTGTTTGTTGAGGAATCTTATCCAGGATTGTTAAATTATGGATACAATAAAGGTTACATTCGTGGTTTAAACTGTGATTTAGTAGCGTTACCTGAAGCGAGGGACACATCATCAACAACTTCTATAGCTTGGTATTTGGAAAAGTACCAAACTCCAAAAACTCCTTATGTTGTTTCTGAATTAAGAGGTAATCAAGTTTACAAACTTTTCAGATTTTTCTCAATTTCTGATGGAGATTCTGCTAATACTGAAATTAAAATTTC